GCATTAGCCCAGACTGCGACCAGCGAACAGGTGAGGTTGGCTGCGTCCAAAGACATACTAGACAGGGCAGGTCTTAAACCTGCTGATAAGATTGAACAGAAGATTTCCCACGATGAGAAATCAACTGATGAATTGAGGAGGGAACTTGAAGCCTTAACTGGAACCACAGAGCCTGAAATTATACCACGACTGGTGAACTGATGGCTCATAACACACCACCACTCAATGATGAAGAATGGAAAAAGTGGCTAAGAGAAGGGCAGGAAAGCAATCGCCAACAAAGACTCAGAAACATAGGGATAGATGAAGACTTAATAAGTGAATCTATTCAATCAGAAGGATTGGTTATTCCAGAAGGGAATGGGCTGATAAACACTGCTCCAGTAGAAGCTCCACCACCAGTCAAGAAAATGACTGAGGAAGAAAGGGAAAGAATCTGGTATATGTACCACGGGAAACTGGGATTGTCAGGTGATGACTGGGTAGAACACCTAGAATACTCGAATTCACTGAATCTCCCCTACGATGCCTCTAAAGAGGACAGGATAAGGGTTTCTAAGCTAAAGACAGAAGACCTGATTCGTAGAATGGAAAGGAAAGATGCTCCATCTGAGAAGGTTACAGAGTGGTTGGGAACTGAAACCTATGATTGGTATGAACCAGAAAGGGTTGGAGGAGAGTACCAGTTTCCAAGAGATTTATCCGCTCTGGAGAAATTTATGTTATCCGTAAGGGGGGCCGGACACAATTTTGTTCAGGGGTTTGACAACAGGATGACTATGGATAAACTAAAGAAAAAAGAACTTCCTAACTTATGGGATACAGTGGGCCTGATAAAAGCTATCTATTGATATGCCAATACAACGATGCACTCTGAAGAGTGGGAAGAAAGGATGGAAATACGGAGAATCTGGTAAATGCTATGCAACTAGAAAGAGTGCAGAGAAGCAGCAAAAAGCGATTCATGCCTCACGGAGAACTAGAACAAGCAGTTGAAATCGCTAGGGAAATACGGCAAAGGGAACGATACAACAGGATTGACTATTATGATCCGTACCCCTATCAACTAGCGTTTCACTCTACTGGCTCCTCTGCTAACCAGAGGCTCCTTATGGCGGCAAACCGCATAGGCAAGTCCTATTGCGGGAGTATGGAAATGTCCTACCACCTTACAGGATTATATCCAACATGGTGGAAAGGAAGAAGGTTTAAACAACCCATTGTAGGATGGGCTGGTGGAGTCTCTAACGAGACTACCAGAGATATTGTACAGTTTGAATTATTGGGTTCCCCTGACGACCCAGAGGCTTTTGGCTCCGGTACTGTACCGCGAAAACATATAATAAAAACAGAACGAAAGCCCGGTGTTCCCAACGCCAAGAGCGTAGCCCTGATCAAGCACGTAAGTGGGGGGAACTCTTCTTTATTCTTCAAAGCCTATGAAATGGGAGTAGAGAAGTGGCAGGGAAGATCAGTGGATTGTATATGGTTGGACGAGGAACCATCAAGAGAACTTTATAGTCAAGCCGTCACTCGAACATTAGATCGTAAGGGTATGGTTTATATGACCTTTACCCCAGAAGCAGGGATGACAGAGACAGTGGCATCCTTTATGAACAGCCTTAAATCAGGCCAATCATTAAACAACGCCACTTGGGATGACGCTTCAGAGAAGGTTCTTTCAATGAAGGGCAATAGAGGGCATCTCAATGAATCTGTCATGGAGCAGATTCTATCCTCATATTCCCCACATGAGAGGGAAATGAGGAGGTACGGAAGACCTTCTATCGGTTCAGGATTGGTCTTTCCACTTTCAGAAGAGAAGATTATGGTCGATCCCTTCCATATTGAAGACCATTTTCCAAGGATTGCAGCAATAGACTTTGGATGGGATCACCCTACAGCCGTAGTGTGGTGTGCTATGGACGTAGAAGAGGAGATATTCTATATATATGATTGTTATAGGGCTTCTAAAGCCTCTCCAACAGTCCATGCAGAGATGATACGCACCAGACCCAGTTTTATCCCGATTGCTTACCCACATGACGGGAATAGGCGCGATTCTATGGGAAATCCGGGCCTAGCAGACCAATATAGGAACATGGGGTGCAACTTTCTCCTAGAACACTTCTCAAATCCCCCTGCATTGGGTAATAACAAGGGTTCAAACTCCATAGAAGAGGGTTTAATGGCCATGTTACAGGCCATAGAAGGGGGTAAATTTAAGGTATTTTCGACACTTTCTGACTGGTTTGAAGAGTTCAGAATGTACCACAGGAAGGACAATAAGGTGGTTCCTCTCAGAGATGACCTCATGTCAGCGACAAGGTACGCCTTTCAATCACAACGCTTTGCAGTAGCAGGGCATGATCCAGCGTGGACAAATGAAGTCGAGTATAGAAATTATGGAATCATTTAATGGCTAAAGAAAAAATTACTGAAGAAGAATTAGTAACGCGAATTCGTGGTGAAATAACTTCTTCTCTAGGTTACATGGGAGATACAATCTCCCAGCAGAGAGAGGAAGCCATGAAATATTACTATGGTCTTCCATTCGGTAATGAAGTAGATGGTAGGAGTCAGTATGTAGATTCCACCGTTCAAGATACCATTGAGTGGATTAAGCCCTCTCTTATGAGGGTGTTCGCCTCTGGAGATGAAATGGTTAAATTCACTCCTCACGGCCCTGAAGATGTAAAGATGGCTGACCAAGCCACAGACTATGTGAACTACGTTTTTACTAAGGACAATCCGGGCTGGGAAATTTTGTACTCGTGGTTTACTGATGCTCTTTTAAGCAAGAATGGTATAGTCAAAGTATGGTGGGATGAGACAGATGATTCCCAAAGAGAAGAATACAAGAACCTAACTGAAGACGAGCTTGCCGTTCTGATTAACGACCCCGGAGTTGAAGTTATTGAACATACCCCACCGGGTGAGTATGATGACTCCGACTACGGGAGTGCTGAAGTTGAGGGCCACAGCGTTGTAATCAAACGAACCAATTACAACGGAAGGATCAAGATTGAAAATATTCCGCCTTCTGAATTTCTCATTGCAAGAGAATCAAAGAATATACAGGACGCAAGGTTTGTCTGTCATCGAGTCTTAAAAACTCTCTCAGAATTAAGAGAGATGTACCCAGACCAAGATTTAGATGTGGATGAGTTGGGCGCAGGAGATGATGATCTGATGGCTTTCTCCGGTGAGTGGCTTGAAAGATTTGCTTTTGACTAATCATCCAAATACTGGGAAGGCTGGGGTGATGAAGGTATGCCAGATGAGGAAGGTCTAAGAACTTACTGGCTACATGAATCATACCTTAAAACAGATTTTGATGGTGATGGTATTACCGAATTAAGAAAGGTTTGCACTGTAGGCTCTACAGTCCTAGCTAATGATGAAATAGATAAAATTCCATTTGTTTCTATTACGCCGGTTAAGATTCCGCATAAATTCTTTGGTCTGTCTATGGCTGATTTAGTGATGGACTTACAGTTGATGAAATCCACGCTTATGCGTAATCTCATGGACAATATGTACAACCAGAACTTTGGACGATATGCTGTATTAGAGGGGCAAGCGAATCTCGACGATCTACTCACCCAACGTCCGGGTGGAGTAGTGCGAGTTAAATCCCCCAACGCTGTAACGCCCCTCGTCACTCCCCCACTGGAACCTTACTCCTTCCAGATGCTCGAATATCTGGACGGGGTAAGGGAATCCAGAGCGGGTGTTTCTCGTATGTCTCAGGGAATGAACGAGAACGCTTTAACTTCCCACACCACGGCTACGGCTGTTAATGCAGTTATGTCGGCTGCCCAAAGTCGTGTAGAACTCATTGCCAGAAACTTTGCAGAGACTGGCGTAAAGGACTTGATGATTACGATATATGAACTACTCCACAAGAACCAAGATAAGCAGAGAGTGGTTATGCTCCGTAATGAGTGGGTTCCGGTACGTCCTGATGTATGGAATGATAAGTTTGATTGTACTGTGTCTGTGGCTCTAGGACAAGGGAACAAAGACCAACAGATGATGCACCTCTCTCAGATGCTTTCGTTTGCCGGGGAAGCGATGAAGGGTGGTCTAAGGATAGTAACCGAACAGAATATGTACAATTTGGGAGCTTCATTGGTGAAGGCAATGGGCTTCCAGAACGTGAATGACTTCTTAACTGATCCTTCACAAGTTCCGCCCCAACAGGAAGGCCCATCTCCAGAACAACAGGCCAAACTGATGGAGGCGCAAGTTAAGAAACAGGAATTAGAAATAAAGGCTGCTGAAGTTCAAATCAAGGCTCAGAAGATTCAACAGGAATACCAGAAGTTAGCGGTAGACTCCAAGTTGAAGCAGGAAGAGTTAAACCTTGAAAGAGAACAGAATAGGGCCGTAGCTATAGGGGAGACATGAACGAAGAAGAACGGGTAGGAAGAGCTAAAAGCCTACTAAACGATGATTTATTTAATGAGGCATTTGACGTACTAAGAAAAGATTTAATGAACCGTTGGGAATCCAGTGGTTCACCAGAAGTTGAGGCCAGAGAATCAATCTGGCTTGCAATGAGACTGCTTGATAGAATTCATGCACATATATCGTCCATAGTTGAAACTGGGCGCATGAATGACATTTTAGACAAGCAACACCCATTCATCTAAGAGGAATTTATTATGGCGGATACGCAACCAGCCCCGCAACCAACGGCAGAGCCGTTACCAGAGCTACCCGGTAGTGTACGGGAGGCTCAAGAAGCATTACTCGGACTAATGGAACCTGAAGAGGAGAAACCACAGGAAGAGGAAGCACAACCTACAGAAGAGGAAGAGTCTACCGAGGAAACTCAAGACG